TGCCATTGTCGATCCCCATATCGGTAGTAGCCCCCTGCTCTGACTATTACCTTATTCATAATGCCCATAGCAACAATCTCTTTCGCAAAATCATAATTTCCTTTTGAAACCGACCCGCCATCTGCAAAATAAAAGTCCATAAATGCTGTTTGGGATGGAGGGGCTGACTTGTTTTTAATGGTACGAACTTTAATGGTTTGGCCAATTCGGTGTTTTTCTTGCCCGGTACCAACCTCTATCCACTCATCACGTTTTACTTCAATTCTTGTAAAGTAAGAATAATCTTTTCCTAAACCCCCTGGAGTTGTTCGAGGGTCGCCATACATAACACCTATCTTTGATCGCCATTGATTAATAATTAAACCAATGAATGGGCGTTCTTGATCAATTAAAGATCGTTTGGACGCCTTACCAATCTTTCTAAAAAACTTGTTAGTTAATAGTGCGCCTCGTCCTACAGTCGCTTCATCCATTTGTTTTTCGTCTTCTGAGGTAGGAACAAGAGCGGGAAGGCTATCAATAACAATACAATCCACATCTTTAGTTTCAACAATTTTAACAACCGCCTCATAAGCTTCCTCCATTACGTTTGTAGATACTACATAGACTCTAGAGTCATCTACTCCACACATCTTTGCGTACTCTGGAACCCATTGTTCTGCGGCTACCCAAAGTGTAGTGAAGTTAGGATCTTTCTGTTGGTTTGCAGCAATTGTCTTTAAAGCAATTGCGGTCTTTCCATTGCTAGCCTCGCCAATAATTTCATGCCATTGATTCACAGGCCAACCGCCACCTAAAATAACATCTAAAGAGATTGAGCCAGTAGGCAGCCTATCCATAAGATCATCACGAATCTCGCTACCAAGAACAATAGTGTTCTCGCCAATAGTTTTATTTATTTTATCAATTGCTTTTGCTAATAACGACATTATATGTGACCTATGATTCCTTGAGGATTGTAATTGTTTTCGGTTGATACTTGTTTAGCTGCTTGAGTTGGTCCAGATAAAGGTACCGATACTCCTGTAGTTCCTGATCCAGTTTGTTGTATTGGATACCCACAATCATAGCATCGCGGGCGTGAGTCCATATAACCGCCATAGTTTTGGCTATTGCAAGAAGGGCATCGTGCAATTGAAGTAGCGCTTTGTGGAAGAGCGCGATCACGCAATTCTGGTGCAACATACGCAGGTTGTTGAGTTGTTGGGGGAACAGACGAACGAGGTACAGGTGTTGCCGCCGGATTAACAGTAATTTTATTTGCCCACCAATTAGAACTCATCATACTCCTCTACTATGTGTGAACTGCCTTTTTTGTCGTTGAGTCGAACTATACCAAGTTCTATTGCAGTTGAAAAGGCGCTGGTAATAGCAGCGTGTCCAATCATGCGATAAAGTTCTTGAATAATAAATTCAGAAGAATTCTCGTCTATGCCGTCTCCGGACTCTTGTAATTTAAGAAGTTGAGCGCTGGCTACGGCTTTTGCGTTTATGTCAGCAATGGCTCCAATGTATGGATACAAACTAAGAATGTTAGTTAAACGTTTGTCACTGTCTTCAACCTCTTTCTCATCCCCTTCTTCACTTACTGGGCTCATGCCAAATCGTACGGCAACTTGATTAGGGTTTTCTAAGTCAGTATCATATAAATACCAACGCGTTAAAGTAGTCATAGGTACTACATTTTTTTGTAAAGTTAATTGAGCTTTACGATGTTTACTTTTCTTTTTTCTTTTAAAGAACCTCATTTTGCCTCACCCCACCGTTTTACAACGTGTATGTCTGCGGTTAATGGAACTTTTAACAAAGAAAGGCCTTCCATAGCCGTACGGATAGCCTCTTCTGTTTCTTTAACCAAATTATCCGGAGATATAGTTAATAATTCATCGTGAACAGTTAACAACAAAGACGCCTGTTTTGGCAATAATGCATGAGCCCTTACCATTGCCATCTTCATTATGTCAGCAGCTGACCCTTGAATTTTAGTATTAAACGCTTGACGCTCGGCGCTAGACCTAAGTTTTATATCTCTAGATGTAATATCGGGAAGAAACCTTTTTCTTCCAGCAAGAGTAGAGACGTATAAGTTGTTTCTTGTTGAGGCTATTACTCTATAACGATAATGGTCCACTGCTGGAAACTCTTTAGAAAATCGATTTAAAAGGTCTTTAGCTTCTTGTAAAGAGCACTCTATTTGTTTAGCAATTTTATCCGGACCAACACCATAAGCCATAGCTAAAACTAAGACTTTGCCAGCCTTGCGGTCTACGCCCATAGTGTCACCAATAGCGGTGTAGATGTCTCCCTTGTCTAAATACGTATTCATCATAATTGGGTCTTCAGAGAAAGAAGCAATAACTCTTGGTTCTATTTGACTGTAATCTGCAACAATTAATTTGTACCCATCTGGAGCGCAAAATAAGTTTCTAATTGCTTTTCCATGCTCGGTATGAGCGGCTGGCACGTTTTGTAAATTAGGGTTACGACTAGAGAACCGACCAGTCTCAGCGCCATGCTGTAATAAATCACAATATATTTTATTATTTATTAAAAGGCTTTTTCTATACTTAACTTTAGAAATACCTTTAATAGTAGTTGTAACGTCACCACCCAAATATGGAACAACATAAGTAGTTAACAGTTTATTTAAGTCCTGATAGTCTAACAACGCTTTAACAAACGGGTCTTTATCTCTGTACGCAGCAATTGCCTCTTCAGAAACAGAGTAGTCTGTAAAGACTCTTTCACTTTCTGCTTTTTCTGCACCTTTGAGTGTAAGAACTTTACCCCGTAATCCCCTACCACCTTCAGACTTAGGTCCAAATAAAATAGATTTTCGTTCGTTATTAGAGTTGATATTGAAAACCTTACCCGCCACTCTATATATCTCAGAGCGTGCTGCCTCTATTTCCTCTTCTAATTTTGCGTGTAACGCGGTTAACGCAGTCATATCAATGGGGGTGCCAGATAGTTTCATATGGCAAAGCACTCCTAAAACTTGCATTTCTAACTTAAATACTTTTTCTACATCGACTTCAACTAGTTTTTGTTTTAAAAGCTTAAATAGTAAAAAAGTGTATTTTGCATCTAAATAAGAGTATTTAGCAACATCATCATAAGAGTTTAACTCAACCTCTTTGCCAACACCTTTTTCCATTGAATAACCTAGTTCACGCTGTAAACAATCATCTAAACCTAATTTGTTTCTATTTCGATTATTGTATATAAAACTAGCAATCATTGTGTCAAAGAAAGGTCCAGTAGGTATTTCGCTATTAAAGTATTTAGCAATAGAAGAAACATCAAATACTAAGTTATGACCTACTTTTAATATGTCATTAAAGAATAAAGGCTTTAAGGCTTTAAATACCTCTGCGGGATACAGTTGTTTTGGTGGGGGTCCAAATACTTTTTCTGCTTTCTTTTTATCTTTTGAGTAATCAATATCTCTTATTACTAAGTTTTGTTCTTTACGCTTTTCTCCCATAGCGGTTAATGGATAAATAAATTCTACAAAATCTCCGTTGGGGTGCCCTAAAGGAATAACATCGCCTCTTCCATGCGTAGCAAATGAAATCCATAAAACTTCATTAACTATAGGCATACCTCGATGAGGGCCGACGGTCTCAACGTCAAAAGCAAAAGAGTCTTGCGTAAGGTAATAAGCAACCATCTCTTGCAGTTGCTCTGCCGTTGTAATAATGTTCATAATCCCCTTAGGGGCTAACAGAGTCGGTTAAGGGGGAAACCAACTCTGCAGCCGTTCTAGTACGTGATGTTAACCAAGCTCCTGCGCTACTCGAAGCAGGTCATCATATGAAGACATATTTAAATCAGCAACAGTAAAACATTGCATCTTAGAAATAGCTTCTTCAGCAACTACGGGATCAATTCCGTAGTCTTCCATCAAGTCACGTTGCTTGATTGGTGTTAAGTGGTACACAGTTGTTTGCATTTTTCCAGTTCTGCTTAGTGCCCAATACATAGGGCGCTCTTCAGTACCCTGTAACGGGCCTTGAGCAGAAAAATGAGACGCATGAAGCGTTTTGAATAGACGCACAGATGCAACTAACATCTGACGCTTTACAGGAGATTCACTTAAATTAGCAAGTGTAAATGCTCTTTTATCTTCTGGGCGACTGCCAGTTAATGTTTGTAGTGGATCATTAGCGCCAGACCCATCCCAAATATAAGATCTTTTTCCAGTTTTATTTAAAAAGTGTTGCTTGTAAACAGCAAAAGGACCGGTTTGATCAAGAAACTTGATAACTTGTGGCTCCTCTAAGCATTTAAACTCAGAAGCAAACTCACGATCTGATTTTACTGCAGCAATTGCAGCATCCCAACCGGATGCTACGGTAGTAGAAGCATTAAGTGGACGGCTTGCTAGTGCGTCGTCTTCTACAACGAACTCACTCATATCCATTGATTTCTGTATTGACATAGTTCTCACCTTTCATGTGATTCAGTAGTTTCATTCAGTGTCTCTTTGGCACGGATGCTAACCCATACCTCGCTTAACTCTTGTGAGAGTTTTCGATTCACGGCCCAGTCTATTCTAGGTTTCCCTAATAGACCAAACCGAGAAAATAAGTTTACCGCAGCTTCAACCATTTCACGGGTATATAGACGACGACCGGCGATTGTGGCTCCATTTTTACCCTTAGTATCAGGTAAACGATAAGGAGAAGTAGGCAAGTATCCAGCATCCATCCATTGATAAAGCGTAACAACGGGTCTATCCAAAGCTTTAGATAAAGCACCAATTGTAAACATCTCTACCTCTCTACCATGTAACAGTTTTTTATAAGGCTTTGCGTCCCAAACAAGGTCTTTAACCTTTTTGTTTTCTTTTGCAACTGATGACTTCTTTTTTCTTTTGCTATTTGGGTAAAACTCATCTAAACTGCTAAACGTCTCTTCTATAAAATCCATTATGTTATTTCTTTACTAAAAACGCATACGATTCTTTAATAGGAAACATAGAATCAATTTCGTCTTCTGTTAGCATTCCATCGTAGTAAGAGGCCATAATGGCGTCTTCATTTAAAGTTGGCACCAATATTATGCATTTTTCATAAATGTTTTTAGACTTTAATAACGTTTCAGCCACTTCCATGTCAAAGGCTTTAGATACTTTTCGTTGCCTAACTAACTGGGTAATTCCGACAGAGTCGTCTTCTAAATCAATTACTTTGTGACCCTTGCCGTCAGTCTCTCCGTGCTCTGCTAACGTGCTCATGAGTCTATCTTTAATTTGGGATAGGCGAGTAGTTAGGATGTCTAACTGATCCTTTATAACTACATACTGTTTTACGTTACTCTTTAAATCTTCTTTTGAAAAGTCCATGTTTCCCCTTTGTGCCGTTTATTCTTTTGTTTTACTTACGTATTCATTTAACATAAAAAGTATAACACTAGTGACTGTTACCTTTTCTTCAGCAGCTTTCTTTTTTACCTCATTCCATAAAGAGTCTGGAACTCTAATAGTTTTAGTAGGAGTTTTTCCTTTAAGATGTGACCATTGATGGCGTACACGTTTTTCCATTAAACAACCGCCGTTCTTAAGAAAGCGTTAAGACTCTCCACTGTAAGAGAGACCCCACCTTTATCGTTTATACCTTCACCATCAATTACTGCATTAGCAACAGCATTCTTTTGTTGTAAAGCCTCATATTGACGCTCTTCAATAGAACCTGCTACAAGTATATCTTGAATAACGATAGACGGCCAAGTTGAAGAAGCGCGTTTTATTCGCCCATTTCGTTGAGTTGCAGTCCCACTGCTCCAGGGAAGGTCATAATTAACTAAAAGGTTAGCCGCGGGCAGGTCTACCCCATATCCGCCAGCATCACTAGAAATAAGAACTCGTATATTGGGATTTGTATTAAACTCAACTTTATTAAACTCTTTTGTTTTTGCGTCTAATTTTCCAGAATACTTTTTACAAATGTCTGGCCCTAATGCCTCTTCTATTTTATCTAACATAGTCACGTAGGTAGCAAAAATAACAACTTTATTTAAATCATTTTGTTCTAAAAAGTCTTTTACGTATGAAATTAAATAATCTAATTTTGCTGAAGAGCTCACGCCCTCTAACAAACCTTCTTCTACTAATTGATTTGCGTAAGAAGACCCTTCTCCCATTAATTGTTTAAACTTGTCACTGCTAATTCTTAATAAGTCTGAGTGAGAACACAACATCTTTAAGGCGCCCACTTTAGACATAATACGGCCACGCATTTCATCTTCAGGGCCTCCGCTTGCTTTTTCTAATCCATAGTGCGAAAACACATTAAACCTAGAACCAAAAAGTTGCTGGGCGTCACTTAAATCTTGTTGTAAGTCTTTTACTATTCTTGTATAAAGTTTTGCACCCTTGCGGTCTAATGGTATAAAAATAGGATCTTTGTGAATAGCGTCAGGCAGGTATGGGGCAACATCTGAATCTTTTTGTGTTTTACGGACAGAGGCGTCTTTAAGTCGCTCATGCAAAACTAATAAATTTCTATACCGATCTACACCGCCCCAAACGTTTCTAACAATAAAAGCTTTATCAAAAATATCAAATCTACCTAATAAGTTTGAGTCAACAAACTGCATAATGCTATATAGCTCTTCGGGCTTTCCATTTTCAATTGGGGTGCCTGTAAGAGCAAAGCGATATTTAGAGTCTGTAAGTTTCTTTACCGCTCTTGATCTTTTTGATCTAAATGATTTGATTGCAGTGGCTTCGTCAATAACAACAAATCCCCTAGGAAGGTTGGCGACGTTCTTCCAATCATTAACAACTTGTTCATAATTAAGGATAACGTAGTCAATGTTGTTATGTCTCCAGTCTTTGACAAGAGCGTATTGCTCTGCTCTTTTCTTTGGTGTTCCATCAATGACCAAAGCTTTAGAAGTTCCATTAGTGAATTTCTCAATCTGATTAGCCCACTGATACTTCAGTGAAGACAGACAAATTATAAGCCCTGGTTCTTTAATTTGGCCCTCATCCATAAGCTGTTCAAGGGCAGCAATAGTAATTACCGTCTTTCCTAGGCCTAAGTCGTAAGCAACAAGCATCTTTTGTCGCTCTATCATCTTAGTTACAGCCTCTGGTTGATATGGCAATAGGGTTCCAGAAAAGGTCATTGTAAAAGGTTCTTTTCAATTTCATAAATAATTGTTTTTGCATTAATTGTTTCGTTTAACCACTCATACCTAAACTCTAACGTGTAAGACCTACCTACTTCTACTGGAGATTTTAAACACTTATTTGAGTAAAAGTTTAAAACGTCGTTTACTTCATATTTTTTAAATACAATGTTTTTATCTGTCTTAAACTCAACAAAACACAAAGGATTATTTTTAAGAATAGTTAAATAGGGAACGTGTTTTGGCACCATATAATTTAAAACAAAAGGCCTATACCACTGTCCTATATCAAACTCTCCGCACACTAAAAATGAACCTTCGGCCGGAGATACTGTTGGTAAGTATGGTGCAGTGAACCTAGCAATAAGAGGCTCACTGGCAAAAAACAACCAAGAGTACGCGGGCTCTATATCAGTATACCCGTCTAGGCTGCATTGTCTTGGAGACGCAAAGTCATATGGGTCGTTAACCCATGGCACAGTGGATGGATTTGAATGAGCGGGCTCTAAATTAAAAGTATAGTTTTCAATAGCATCGATTGAATACACGTTTTTTAGCATTGATCTATGAGCTGGGCAAGAAAATACGCTTTGAGGTTGAGGTTCTTTATTTTTATCTTTTCTTAAAGCATTTAAAACACTTGTAGGCTCTTTAACCCAAAGTCTAAAGGGCTTGAAAACAAGTTTTTAGGAATAGCGGGAGACGCCCAATAAACTATTATTTCGTTAGACATTATTTTAAGTTACCACGCATGCGAGTTTTAATTAACATACTTAAATCATCAAGAGAGCCATTAT